CGTTCCCGCGCCTGGTATATGGATATCGCAGGCAGTCGGCAGGATTTCATCTATGGTATCTCCAAGAAAAATCAAAAAGTGTTCAAAGCATTCATTAAACGAGGCGATACGATTTACCAGAAAGGTAAAGAAAAATACGAAGAACTTGCCTTCCGGTGGTGGATGCTGTTCGGTTGAAAATAAATAGGATATCCTTTTTTTCGGAAGATATATTTTAAAGACAAACAGACATGAATTTAAACATCACACCCATAGATAAAATATCCAACGAGTTGGCAGCTATTGATTCCTATCTGAATATTACCATGAGTGAAGAAGTCCAAGAAGCTGTCCTACGTGGAAACGACCTTGCCGTCTATATCGCCCGGACCGGGAAACTGTTAGCAGATGCCAAATACCATCTGAACGGGAAAAAGAAATCGGAAGTCTTCGATACGTTACGGGAAACAGCCTCACGTGCCGGGGCTACCTCCAAGGCAGTAAATGCTATCATTGACAGTCTGTGCAAAGATGAACAATATCTTGTCGATTGGTGTGAGCGTTTGAACCGGACCGCGACTCATCAACTGGAATGGTGTCGCACTGTAATCAGTAAAGCAAAAGCAGAAATGGCCTTAGCGCCCCAAAGTTATAACAATCCTAAATTTTAAAAAGTATGGAAGATGAATTAGTAAAAGAACAACCTGTGTATGAAATTCAAAAAGTTAAGCTCAAGAACAACCAGGTAACGGCAGATTATACAGAGCGATTTGTAGAAGCAAACTACAAGAACGAAGTAACCAAATCATCCCAGCAATTCGTTCATCCGGACCTGTTATATGCCATGAGTTTGTTAAAGACTCATGCCGTCAAGATTTGCGAAATGCAAGAAGCCGGAGTTGTAAATATCGAAAATCCTTCGGATGATGATCTGAATGAGAAACTGAAAAATATCGTTGTCACGGGGTATAGCAAAGGTGGATCAGACGAATCGGCCGGTGTTTCTATCCAGGCACAAAAGCTATTGAAAAGCGGACAAGTCCTTAACCTTTCCGTCCCGTTTACAAAATTCGAAGACGAATCCGGCGAGGGATATCCGTATGGAGATGCTTTAAAACAGGCGGTCAGCCGACTTGACTACGAAGTGGACGCTTACCTGTTCGGCGGAAAATATGGAATCAAACAAGAATCGTTCGATTTCGATGTTCCCGAAGAAGCAGATATTACCGGAGAAGCAGAGCCGAAGCCGAAGAAACGCGGCCGCAAGAAAAAAGCAGAAATGGAGGATGTCGCCGAAGAGATAAAAGCGTTTGACGAATTTGCATAACACCTACCACTATGACAATTACACTGCAAAATACAGAAAAAGGGCAATGTTATGCGGTGAAGTTTGACAGATACCGCCAGCAGGTTGTAGACAAGCTGAAAAGCTCTGTTTCCATCCGCTGGTGGGACAAACAAACGGGCGCATGGCTGATTCCGGCAACCAACAAATGCAAAGCAGAATTGGATCAATTGACTTATTACGTCCGCCATTTCGAACCGGTACAATGGGGAACGATTGCACAATCACAGACAGAGGAGGATGTTGCTTTTCAAATACCGGAAATGCCGGAACTAGACGGAGAACATGGACTGAAAGTACAGCCTTACCCCTATCAACTGCAAGGAATTGCACGAGGCTTGCAACTGAAACGGTTTATCAATGGAGACGATATGGGACTTGGTAAACAACAACCGGTCAGTAGTTACGTGGCTACTCCAAACAGCTTCAGACGGATCGGAGAGTTACAAATTGGAGACGAGATATTCGGCAGGGACGGAAATGTATATGCCGTAAGCGGCGTGTTTCCACAAAAAGAACGCCGCGTGTTCAAAGTTACGTTCTCTGATGGCGTATCCTGTGAATGCGGGCCAGAACATCTGTGGTGTGTCCGAGATGTCAACCGTAGAAGAAAGGGGAAAGGATGGATCACCAAGACAACACAGGAGATCATGGATTCCGGCGTAACCTACAACCTGAAAGGTTTTGGCCATAACCATACAAGACGGAAATGGGAAATCCCAATGTGTGAACCTGTGAAGTACAAGGAAAGATTATACATCATCCATCCTTACATCATGGGGGTACTTTTGGGAGACGGCCATCTTTGCGGTGGTAACGGAAAACTGTCTTTCTCTACACCGGATATGGATGTGGCTATTGCCGAAAGGGTAAGAAAACTTTTACCCGGCGACATGCTATTGATACGGGACGATTACGCCACGTGTCCGCGATACAACATTACAAAGAATCCGACAGTCCACGAAAATCGTTTTTACCAAGAGATCAAACGGCTCAAAGCAGACAAACCGAGTGTAGAGAAATTCATACCATACGAATACATGCACGGATCGGTGGAACAGCGCATCGACCTCTTACGCGGTTTGATGGATACAGATGGATCGGGAAAGAAAAACAGGATCACCTACAGTACCCTTTCCTATGGCATGGCACGTGACATTGCCCTTTTGGTACGTTCCCTTGGAGGACAGGCGATCATACGCAGGTACGACAGGCGAAATGAAGGTAAAGGTGTGGAGTTTCAAGTAAACGTGAGGATCAAGGTTTGCCCGTTCTACCTCGAACGGAAAGCTGCCGAATGGAACATCAAAAAGACGAACTATTGTTCACGGTATATCTCGTCTATCGAATATATTAGAGAGGAAGATTCCGTATGTATAAGCGTAACCGCTCCGGATCATTTGTATCTGACAAACAATTATATTGTAACGCACAATACACTTGAAAGCATCGCCACTATCAACAAGGCCGACGCCTTCCCCTGCCTGGTAATCTGCCCGAATGTTGTCAAGATCAATTGGCAAAGGGAATGGCATAAGTTTACAGACAAGAAAGCGATGGTATTAACCGATTCCGTCCGCGATAGCTGGCCTTTCTTCTGGCAGACAGGCATGAACCAGGTTTTTATCGTAAACTACGAAAGCCTACGAAAATACTTTGTCCGGCGGATCATGAAAGCAGAGAAATGGACATTGAAAGATGTCGAATTTCACAACACGATCAAACTGTTCAAGTCCGTGATAATCGACGAATCGCATAAAGTCAAATCAACGGCCACCCAGCAGACCAAGTTTTGCAAAGGCATTGCATCCGGGAAAGAATATATCATCTTGCTGACTGGGACACCTGTTGTCAACAAACCAAAGGATCTGGTTGCACAATTGGGTATTATGGATCGCATGATCGATATGGGTGGATGGAAAGGTTTTATGCTTCGGTACTGTTCCGGTCCTAACCAAGCGAGCAATCTAAAGGAGCTAAATTATAAGCTATGGCAACACTGCTTCTTCCGCAGAGAAAAGTCGAAAGTACTCACCCAACTACCGGATAAAGTGCGTCAGATTGTTTCCTGTGAGATAACGAACCGCAAGGAATATATGGATGCGGAGCGCGATCTGATCGATTACCTGAAACGCTACAAGGAAGCAGATGATGAAAAAATCCAAAAGTCACTGAAAGGGGAAGTGATGGTTCGTATTGGTATTCTGAAAGATATTACTGCACGCGGTAAATTGAAAGAGGTTATCGACTTCGTGAAGGACTTTCGGGAGAATGGGAAAAAGATCATCCTGTTCTGTAACCTGCATGAAATTGTAGACCGCCTGATGATAGCTTTTCCTTCCGCCGTCTGCGTCACCGGACGACAGAATATGCAGGAGAAGCAGGCTTCTGTCGATGCCTTTCAAAAGAATCCGAAGACGGACGTTATCATCTGTTCCATTAAAGCGGCCAGTGCCGGTATTACGCTCACAGCAGCCAGCGATGTCGCCTTTATTGAGCTACCTTGGACGTATGCAGATTGTGATCAGGCAGAAAGCCGTGCCCATCGCATCGGGCAGGATAAACAAGTGATTGCCTATCGTTTCATTACTCAAGGCAGTATAGAGGAAAAAATCCTTCAACTTCAAGACGAAAAACGAAAACTGGCAGAGACATTCGTTACTGATAGCGAAACATTGCCAGCATTGAGTAGTGAACAATGGGTGGACTTGCTAAAATGATTTTTTATTATATCTTTGTATCCAAAACCATACAGCATGAAATACAAACTTATCGTGCTCGATCTTGACGGCACACTGACCAACTCCAAGAAAGAAATCACCCTCCGCAACAAAGAGGCATTGATACGTGTACAAGAACAAGGTGTACGACTTGTCTTAGCCTCCGGACGACCAACCTATGGTATCGTACCTCTAGCCAA